TGGAATTTGAATGTCAGCTGCCCATCCCGGTGGACGGTCACGGTGTCGATAACTGTGAGCCAGAGCCGATCATCGAACTCGGTGATCGGGTCGCCGTACTCCGCTAGCTCGAACATGAAGCCGCCGATGTCCTCGGCCTTGGCTTCCCGCTGGGCCTTTGCTGCCTGGAGTTTCTCCAGCTTGGCTTTGGCAGTTTCGTACCGCTCTGCCAGGCCGTTGTACCGTTCCAGGTAAGTGGCCTGGTCCTGTGCCGTGGTGGAATTCTCTTCGATGCACCGCTTGGTCAGCTCGGCTACCACCTCCATTTCGGAAAGAAGCGCCGAAATCTCACTGTCCAGGGAGCCGGTGTCGGTAAGCACCGCTTGCATGGTGCGGCACTCGTCCAGCAGCCGCTCTTTGTCCGCTACCAGCGCATTGAAGGCATCCAGGAAACGAGCCTTGATCTCTGCCTCGGTCAGGTGCGGTGTCTGGCACTTTTCTTCACCGGTGAACTTGCTGTTGCACCGCCAGATGGTGCGCCGGTATTTGTCGGTGGAATGCCAGACCTTTGAGCCGAAGTAACAGCCGCAGTCTCCGCAAACCAGCCGGGAGGAAAAGATGCTGTTGCCGCTGTAGCTGCGCCCGATGGCTTTCCTGCGCTCCAGCTCCCGCTGCACCAGCTTCCATTCGGCGGGATCGATGATAGCCGGATGGCTGTTCTCCACATAGTACTGCGGCACCTCACCCTCGTTTTTCTTCTGCTTTTTGGTGAGAAAATCCACCGTGAATGCCTTTTGGAGGAGGGCATCTCCCTTGTACTTCTCATTTTTCAGAATACTCTCCACCGTGCTTGCCGCCCACTTTTTCTTGCCGGCGGGGGTGAGTATCCCTTCCCTGGTGAGAAGGCTTGCAATGGAGCCGGTTGTCTTTCCGCTGAGGAATAGGCTGTAAATCCAGCGGACGGTTTCCGCTTCCTCCGGCACGATCTCCGGCAAACCGTTGTCGCCCTTCCGATAGCCCAGGAAGTGGCTGTACGGTAGGCTGACCTTTCCATCGGCAAAACGCTTTCTCTGTCCCCAGGTGACGTTCTCCGAAATGGAGCGGCTCTCCTCCTGCGCCAGAGAGGACATGATGGTGATCAGCAGCTCGCCTTTACTGTCCAGGGTGTAGATGTTTTCCTTTTCGAAGTAGACCTCCACACCCTTCTCTTTCAGCTTGCGGACGGTCACCAGGCTGTCTACGGTGTTCCGGGCAAACCGGCTGACGGATTTCGTCACGATGAGGTCGATTTTCCCATCAAGCGCATCCCGCACCATCTGGTTGAAACCTTCACGCTTTTTTGTGTTCACCGCTGAAATGCCTTCATCGGTGTAGACCCTTACGAACTCCCATTCCGGCTTGGACTGTATGAAGCGGGTGTAGTAGTCCACCTGGGCTTCGTAGCTGGTGAGCTGTTCCTCGCTGGAGGTGGAGACGCGGGCATAGGCCGCTACCCGCCGGCGCACCACAGCGTTACGCGCCAGGTGTGTGATGGGCTGAATGGTGGGCGGGATGACCGTTACGGCTCTTGCCATTTTTCACCCCTCCTTTGCGCCAGCGCCCGCTGCCGGGCGATTTCCTTCATCTCCGGCGTCCAGCTCTTGGCCCTGGATATGTGTTCCCAATGCCGCTCTGCCGTGGAGCCGTCTTTGAAATGGAACACCAGGGTCTTGTCCGGGAGGGCATCGATGCCCTTGATTCTTTCCAGAAAGACGCCCTCATCAAACTGGGCAAGGCCGAGCACCTGGGCGGCAAGGTCGTAGAGCAGCTTCTCCGGGATCTGGGATGTGCCGCAGGAAGGCAGATCTGTCTGCACCACAGTTGGGCAGTTCCAGAAATGTCGCTTCCCGCCTGTGCATCTCTTGTAGTTGCGACCGCACACCGCGCAGGCGATCATACTGGTAAAGGCCGACCGCCGGCGGGGCCGCTTGACCGGGCTGTTCTCCGTAATTCCGGCAAGAAGCTCCTGGGCGGCATCGAAGGTGGCCTGGTCAATGATGGCCTCATGGGTGCCCTCCGCATAGTATTGGGGCAGCTCACCCCGGTTCGGAATTTCCTTCTTCTCCAGATGGTTGTTCCGGTACTGCTTCTGCAGGAGCGCATTGCCCAGATACTTCTCATTGGACAGCATCTCCCGAATTCGCATGGAGTTCCACTTTCCGCCCAGAACACCGGTGAACCCTCGCCGGTTTAGGTCGATGGCCAGACTGGTAAGGGATGCTCCCTCCAAAGCCCTGCGGAACACCTCCCGCACTACCGCCGCCTTTTCCGGGTCAACGGCCACGCGGCCTTTTTCAATTTTGTACCCGAACAGGAAGCGCAGGTTGATCAGCTCGCCGCGCTCGAAGCCCCGGCGAATCCGCCACTTCTGATTCTCGCTGGCGGAGCGGCTCTCTTCCTGTGCGTAGGAAGCCAGGATGGTCATCATCAGCTCTCCGTCTGCGCTCATGGTGTGGATGTTCTGCTCCTCGAAATAGACGTCAACCCCCAGTGCTTTCAGTTCCCGGACGGTTTCCAGCAGGGTCACCGTGTTCCGCGCAAAGCGGGAGATGGATTTCGTGATGACCATGTCGATGTTTCCGGCGCGGCACTCAGCCAGCAGGCTTTGAAACCCGTCCCGGCTGTCCTTGGTGCCCGTGAACGCTTCATCGGCGTAGACCCCGCAGTAAAGCCAGCCAGTGTGCTTCTGGATCAGCGCACTGTAGTAGCTTACCTGTGCGGACAAAGAATGCAGCATGGCATCCTTCCCGGAGGAAACTCTGGCATAGGCCGCTACCCGCTTCAGGCTGGGCCGCATGGGTGCAGGAAATGAAATTTGTTGAATGGTTCTTGCCATTCCGTTACCTCCTTGTCCAGTGCATATTACCTCTAAAAGGGCTTATTATCCAGCGATTTCGGCGATTCAAAGCGGAATATACTACACGAAGATACCTCGTGCTTTTTGGCGATAATTGTATCAATTTTGCGGTAGTCATCCTCGCTGATGATGCCCTGACGGAGCATATTCCTGGCAAGACTCATGGCGGTCTGGTAGGCGGTCAGCCGCTGGTACAGTTCATCCATCGGCGCTCACCGCCTTTTTCCGAGCTGCGGCATAGCAGGTGCGGGAACAGTAACGCCGGCCTTTCGCACCGCTTTGAAACGAGCGCCCGCAGTAAGCGCAGGTAAAGGTGTAGAGGGTGCGCTTTCTGCCCTTGTCGGTGTGGGCGTTCCACCAGGAGATGCGGCATGAGTCCGAGCAGAACCGTTTTCGTTTTCGATGGGGCGTCTGGATGACGGGCTTCCCGCATCTCTCGCAGATGTCTGGAACGGCAGCGGCATTCTCGCCAGCGGGATGGCGGCGGAGGTAGGTTTTCACGCTGTTGACCGACAGTTCCAGAGCAGCGGCGATTTTCTTATACCCCAGCCCTTCCTGACTGAGTTTATGGATTCTGAGCTTTTCGGCTTCTGTCATAACAAGCCCCTTTCCGAGAGGCATAAGGCACTTCTCACCTTACGGCCACGGAAACGGGCAAATATGAGGATGACAAAAAAATAAAGGGGTGCAGCCACGAAAAATGACTGCACCCCTTCGGCTGGGCGGATATTCAGCTGGGGATCTTCAGCTTCTGACCGCTGTAGATGGTGTCGCTGTCAAGGCCATTAAGGGTCTTGATCTCCTTGTAGCGGACGCCGCTGCCCAGGTACTTCTCGGCAATGCCCCAGAGGGTGTCGCCCTTGACCACGGTGTGTACGCGGTAGGTCACCGCCGTACTACCCGCCGGCGCCAGGTCGGAGACCTGCACCGGGGACATGATGGCGTTGGTGCCGCTCTCGTTCTTGTTGATGACCGCACGGTCGCCGGAAACCTCGTGGACATACCATTTCTGCTTCCGCACCCAGGCGGGGATGGTCTGACCGCTGTAGTACTTCGTCCCGGTGATGGTCACCAGATCGCCGGCCTTGATTTTACCGATGGGCTGCTCCGGCTCCACAGGCGTATCCGGCTCAGAGCCGCCCAGCTTGTCCTTGACCGCCGCACGGAAGGTGTCCATGTTCTTCCCATGTTTCGGCCACCAATGCAGCACATCCGCGTGGTTGGACGCAATGCCCAGGTCGTGTCCTTCGCAGTGACAGATGATGTCCTGCTCCGTCAGACCATAGAGCCCACAGAGATACACGCAGAGATCCACTGCCTCGTTGTAGACCTTGTCCAGATAACCGGCGTCCGTGAGATCGTCCTCGCAGATCTCGAAGGAGATGTGGGTATCGTTGGCCGAACCGCCGGCGTGCCATCCCCGGTAATCCCACGGCAAAGTCTGATAGGTTGCCACTGACCCATCGGCCAGCTTACCAATGAACCCGTGAACGCAGACCTCCCGATCCATAGGCTGGTTCCAGTGGTTGTTGTATTGGTTCTTCCCCAGAAGGCCGTCATCCGGCCCCACATAACGCTTGAGCCAGGGGTTGTTGGCACCGGTGGAATGTACCATGATACCCTTGGGGATGATTCGGCGCCCCGCCTTGTAGCAGGCGTTGTTGGTGAAAATCAGCTTATGCAGATTCATTGTCGCTTCCTCCTTTGTCATGCAGTTGTTCCAGCACGTCCTTCAGTTTCTCCGGGATGGGCAGGCCCAGGTGTCCGGCGTTTTCCAGGAAAGAGATACCCTCATTGGACAGGTAGAAGAAAATCACCGCCGTGCGCAGAGCACCGCCCTCTCCCAGCACATACACGTCCACCAGGTTGCCGATGCCCACCAGCACAAAGATGAGTACCTTCCGACAGATGCCCTTGAAACCCACGGCGCTGGACAGCTTCTTGTCCGCAATGGCGCACATCACGCCGGTGACGTAGTCCACCAGCACGAAGGCAATCAGCGCGTAGAGAAACCCATCCACACCGCCCAGGTACCAGCCCAGAAAGCCGCCCAGGGTGGAAAAGGTAAGCTGGATGCCGACCCAGATCGATTTCATAGTTTCTTCCTCCTTTGTTTTGAATATGGAAAAGACGCCCCCGATGGGAGCGCCTTTGTCCTCATGTCAGCCATTCCGGTTTCTCCGGGATGGTTTGTGTATTGGTACCGTCCAGCCATGCGCGGTACCAGGTCTTCAGCTCTGAGAGCTGCTCCTCGGTGAGGGCGTCATACCACAGCCGCCCCCGGTTGATGACGGGAAAGCACTCCGTCTGCCGCCGCTGGCGGTATGCGGTCTTCGCCGCCTCTGCCTGTTCCGCAGCGGCCTTCGCATCATCGAAGACCAGAGCGCCGTCCTGCACCCGGTAGGCGGTGAAGTGCTCCTCAAAATGAGAGAGGTCGGCAGGTTCCGCTGCTTCCACAGCGTCCAGCAGATTCCCCTCAAGGGCGTAGCTCACCACATAGCCTTGTTCGCTTAGCAATACTTTCATTGGCGCCACCTCAGTTGACCCCGAATACACGGTTGATCTGTCCGTTGCCGTTGCCCATGGAGAGCGTCACCAGGGAGCCGGAATAGGACAGGTTGAAGGATTTGTAGTTGGACTCGTCCGCAATCTGGAAGGAGACGGCGGAGGTAGTCAGCATGATCTTCGGCACCACCAGGGATGCGCGGGACGCCGAGCTGTTGGGCCGGCCTATGAACACATAGAAGTTGTAGTTCCCGTAGTTGAAGGTGATGCTCCCGCTGGTCAGCGTTCCGTTGTAGAGGGATGTGGCGCTGATGCCCAGGTTTGTCCGGGCAGCAGCCGCTGTCTTGGCTCCGGTGCCGCCGTAGGCAATCGCCAGGGCGTTGGTCAGCGAGATGGATGTCCAGGAATTCCGGTCATAAGCTCTTTTCACCGCATAGGAGTTTGCTGCCAATGTAGTACTGGAAGATGAGATGCTGGATGACAGCTTAGTCAGCCCGTAATATGCAGTGGTGGCGTATAAACAGCCAATGGCGATCCACCATGACCCGTCATACACGAAATCAACCGTTTCCTTGTCCCTCCAGATATCTGCGATAACAGACATCCCGTCCGTGCTGCAGATGAACTTGTCCCCGGTGCCGTTGACATTCAGCTTGGGCTGACTGGCGGAATTCCCATAGGTAAACTGTACTGCAATGCGGGAACCGGTTTTTAGTTCGAAGCCGGGGCAGTTCACCACCTTCACTTGGGTGGCTTCGGCGGTGGAGCAGGTGCCAAAGTATGGCTTGTCGAAAGGATAGTCGATTTCGTCCGGGGTCAGCGTCCCCTCGATGCGTGTGTCTCCCACCACATGGAGCGCCGCCTCCGGGCTTGGGGTATTGATACCCACCATCTTCTTGCGAAGCGCCACCAGGGGCGTGCCCTGGGAGACAACGAAATACAGATCCAGCGAGGTCAGCGAGTTCAGCTGGTCGCGGATCTGCAGGTGGAAGTCATAGGACGATTCGGAATCAAGGTTGCACAGCTCCAGATTGGAAAAGGAGAAGCTGGAACTGGTGGCGGTCACCGAGCCGAGGATGCTGATGTAGCTGTTGTACGAGGACGCGCTGGTGAGCTTATAGCGATACCGAGCATAGAGCAAGCTGTTCTTCTGCGTCCCATCCACCGTGATGGGCGAAATGCTGCCGTTGAACACGAGCTGCATCTCGGTCTCGATGTCGTTGGTACGCCGCAGGGACACGGAGCTTACCCTGGGTTTCGAGTACGGCACCACGGTGACGCTCTGGGTAACGGAAGCGGTGTATCCCCGCGAGTCCGTCACCGTCAAGGTGATGTCCCGTGTGCCGGAGGTGCCGATGGTCCCCAGGGAGAGGGCCGCGCCCGTTGTGTTGGATTTCGTCACGCCGCTGCACACCGCCGAGTAGGACACGATGGAAGCGCCGTTCCTCGCCGTGGCGGTTCCGGGAGTGACTGTCAGCCGGGAGTAGTCCTGGATGAGCACCTGGTTGTTGTCCGTGATGGCGGTGGTGGTCGAGTAGCTGTCGGCAAAGGTGAAGCCGGAAAGGCTCGGCCCCGAATTTGCCTGTGAGGTTCGGATGGTGCAGGTACAGGTGGATGCGTTGCCGATCTGGGTGCTTCCGCTCTTGGTAACCAGCTCGATGGTGGCAGTGAAGGATTTGACGTTTGCCATGGCATTCAGCAGCGTTGTCCGCTCCGAAGCGGTCAGGGTGATGGTGCGGTAGGCAGTTCCCGCAGACCAGACGCGCCCCGCCAGAGACAGGTAGGTCGTGGAGCCGTTCTTGATGGTGATGTAGTTGGTGTAGGCGGCGTTGTACACCGTCACCCGCAGGGAAAGGCTGATGGAAGCGGCGTCCGCCGAAAAACTGCCGCAGCTCAAAAGCACCGCGCCTCCCAGGGTCTTCACGGTGATCGTACCCGATTCGCCGTAGACCTGGTTGCTTTTCTTCCTCGCCAGCGCCCGAACATAGTAGGTGGTGTTCGGCGAGAGGTTGGACAGCGTGATACTGGCTGAAGTACCTGCTGTAGAAGAGAAAAGGGTGCTGCTGCCTCCATTGTCCAGGCTGTAAAACCACTGATCCGCCGTTGCGGAGGATGCGGCGGAAATTCTGAAGCCGTTTGCCGTGATATTGGAAACAGTGCAGGATACCGTGGGAGCCGTTCGGTCAATGCTGTTCAGGGTCACGGTGGTGGAAGCCGTAATGGTTCCAACAGATACGCCGGAGTAGGTGCCGGAAAACCGCCAGGATGCGGACAGCGCCACCCCGGATTTCGTTCCGTCCGCGTTGTGGCTGACCCGCACGGTTTTGGTCTTCAGCAGCTTCTTTTTCCATCCGCTGGAGTAGTCATCAATGGCGGGCGCGGTATAGGTCTCGCTGACGCCGTTGATGGAAATCGTGGAGTCGCTTCGAGCGCCCACTTCGAGGGTATAGTAGGAAAGATACACTTTCAGAGTGACATCGGTATAGTTGCCGGTCACGCTCTGCACACCGCTCCACTCGCAGTACAGGCCGAAGCTGGAAACGGGATAATTCTGAAACGTGCCGCTGAGCGCCATTGCTCCACCTCCTTAGTCCAGAATCACGATGTTCAGCCCCTCGGACGCTGTGGCCATGGGGACGAACTTCGTCTTGCCCACCGTAAGTTCACCGTCCACGGTGGTTTTCTTTGTGATGGTCTCATCCTTGTTCAGGGAGAAAATCTTTTCCTCGTTGTAGTAGCCGGAAAACTCCGTGTTGTTGATGACCGTCCGCTGGGCGGAGTCCGCATTGGACACTTCGATGCCCCGGCGGTCGATCTTTACCTCGGCGGTGTAAATCTCATTGGGAGCCGGCGTCCATTTGTGAAGAGACGCCCCTTCCGTCAGCATGATGTCCGAAACGAACAGGCTGGCATCGCGGGAATAAATTTTGATGGTGATGACGCTGTCCTGCACGTCCGGGAGCAGAGCGGTGTATTCCGTCCACTCAAAGGAGTCTGAGGTGTTGAACAGGTCGATTTCCGTATCGCCGTTGATGACAGCCCGGACATAGGCGTTGTAGGTGGAGGTTTTCTTGGCCTTCACCGTCAGCCGGTAGGCCTGGCCCGGCACGATGCTGTCCACCACCTGGGTCAGCGTGCTGTAGGCGGCAAGCTGGAAGCAGGAGTTGGACACGGTGCTGTTCTTGGTTTCCGCGCCCTGCTGGGCGGTGATTGTCCCGGCATAGGTCCAGTCATCGGAAAGGCCGTTTAAGCCGGCGGAGTTGCGGACAAAGTTGATGCCGCCACTGTACTGCTCCTGCATGGTGAGGGACAGCCCGTCCACCGACTGCTGAAGCTGGGACATCTGCCCCTCGATGAGCCGGAGGTTTTCCTGCTCCTCCGTCAGTTCCCCGGTGACGCTCTCCACCGATTCGGTGAGGTCGGCCACAAAGCTGTTCAGCCCGTCAATGGACTGCTGGAACTGACTGACCCTGCCGCTGACCTCCTCCAGGGAATCTGTGGTGACGTAGGCGCTGAACATGACCTCGCCGCTCTCCAAATCCCACCAGGAGGACCCGTCCTGAGACTGAATCACCCCGGCCTTGATGATGTTGGCAATCAGAGAACCGGAGGTAATGAAGTCTGCAACGATCTGCCCATCGGCGGTGATGGCGGTTTCGTAGGGGCCGTTATAGCCATTGCTGGAAAACCCCAGCCCCTCCACATTCCACCGCCAAACGTTGACCGCATCCTCGATGGAGGGCTGGTCAAGAATCAACAGCTCGTATGGCAGACCGTTCTCGCTGTCAGTGTGGAGTACCACATAGCCGCCCGTCTGGCCGGTGATGCGGTCGGTGGCGTTCTGGATGGCGGAGCCTATCAGCGCGGGGAAATGCTCGGCTTTTTCAGCCGCTTCCTCGGCGCTGGCCTGGGCGTCCGAGACGCTATTCAGCAGGTTTGCCTTTGCGCTGCCCAGGGTGATGGACACATACTTTTCCGCCAGGGTGTCGTAGACCGTGGTGATGACCTTGGCCTTGGCGGTGATGCCCAGGGCGGAGTGCCGGATGGTTACCGTGTCGCAGAGAGACACCCGCTCCAGCACGGCGGCATATTCCGGCTGTTTCCACAGCGGTTCAAAGGAGACTGTCAAGGTGGGAACTTCCACACCCAGGGGGTTGTTGTCCAGATAGGTTTGCGCCTTGGTACGTAAAGCATCCTCGGTGATGGCTTCTTCCTCTCCAAAGCTGTCGGTAAAATCCCGGATGAGGGTCTTGCGCTGGGACAGCGTGGTGTCCGCGATGGGAAGCAGCACTTCGGTGAGGGTGACCACCGTTTCGCTCCCGTCCTCGGCGGAGATCACCGCATAAGGGAGCAGGTCGGTGTACACCTCGGTGATATCGCTGTCGTGCTCCAGCTCGGTGAGGTTTTTGCCGTACTCGATCACCACGCCGGTGTGTTGGCCGCGCCCCTGGTGGTGGATGACGTGGAAGTTGTCCCACTCATACTCGCCGCCCCACAGATCCAGAAAGGAACCGGCTACGCCGCCCAGACAAGCACGGACGCTCTGGGGCTTGGCCACGGAGAAGGGCTTTGCCTCGGAGTAGTCCGTCTGACAGGTGAAGCTGTGGGCGGTGGCGGTGTTCTGAAAGACACGCTGCATGGCAAGCGCCGGCGAAATGCTCTCACTGGACCAGGTCAGGGCGGCGATATTGGAGAGGTCGTAGGAGATGTGCTGAGCATACACCGTTACCACGCCATCGATGGGCGTAGTAATCCGGTAGATGCGAAACGCCTGGTCATCGGCGGTGTCGTTGGGCTTGGCCTTGATAATCCGTTCCGAGGAAAGCTCCCCATAGTTTCTGCCGGTCACGGGATATTGGAGCACCAGCTCGTAGGAGCCGTTTCGCTCCTCGGTCACCTCACAGGAGATGCAGTCTGCCAGAACGCCGATGCCGAAGGTGGAAAAATCCACCGCATTTGCTTTGAAGAGAACCGGAATCATAGCGTCACCCACCTCGGCTGTACCACCAGGCTGGTCACCGTTCCCACCCAGGAGATGGTGTTGACGCCGGGCTGGAGCTTGGGGAATCCATCCCCGGTGACCTTGTCGTTCATAGGGGTCGTGCCGGAGTAGAAGTTCATCTGCTCACTATCGCAGACGATGCTCCCGTCAAGTCCGGTGAAAACCCAGCTCTTGTTCTGCCCACCGCCCTGAATGGTCAGGGTCACCGTCCCGTCCCCGGTGAGGGTGAGGATGGGCAGAGACTCGAAGTTCTCCGGGTTGGTCACCGTAGAGCCGGACTGCGTGAGGGTGACAGGCTCGGTTCCGTCCACGCTGTAGCGGAAGGGATGGCAGGAGAAGCTGACGGTAAATACGCCGATGCGGTTGAGTTGGTCCTCAATATCCAAGCTCCCGGAGTACACCGCCTTCCGGGTGTAGACGGTATCGTAGCTGTCGGACAGTGTGTGATAAGCGTTCTGCTCCCCATAGAGCCAGGCTTTGACCTTGGTGATTTTCTCCGCCAGTTCGGCGATGGACTTGGCGGGCAGGAACACGGAGTAGGTCACCTGCACATTGGGATAGCGGCCATTGGGCAGGATGAGGTCGCCGTTCCTGCCGGGAATGGACTGGAAGGTCACATCGTACTCCGGGGCGGAAAACACATTCTTGCTCTCGATGCGAAGCCCCATGTCCAGAGACGAGACCCCGTTATACACAAAATAGTTCATGCGAATACCACCCCTTTCCGCTTGGCAAACTGACCGGCGGTCACCATGATCTCATTGGTGAGCTGCCGGATGTCCTCATTGGTGTAGTTGTTGAAGGTGCCGATATTCAGCTGCAGGACGAAGCCGCTCTTCCCAGAGCCGCCGGAAACTGCGGAGGTCATGGCGTTTTCCACGCTGCCCTTCACGGAGAAATCCGTGGGCAGCGCCGTGGTCATATCCTTGGCGAGGTCCTGCATGACCCCGTTGATGTTCTTGCTCATTCCCTCGGCGGCTTTCACCGCCTGACCGCCGTTGTCCTCGATGGAACCGGCAAGGCCCTCCACCAGCATTTCGCCTACCCAGGCCATTTCCTTGGAGGGCGAGTTGATGCCGAAGAAGCCCAGGATGCCGTCCCAGATGCCGGAGATCCAGCCGGACACTTTATCCCAGATCCACCCGGCGAGGGACTGGATGCCCTGCCACAGGCCGCGCACCAGGTTGGCGCCCACCTCGGCAATCTGGGAGACGCCCTGGCCGAGAGCCGAGACGATCCCCGTGATGATCTGCGGAATCGCCTTCACGATCTCCGCAATGATGGTCGGGAGATTCGCAATCAGGGACACCAGCAGTTCTACACCCGCCTGGATGATTTGAGGGATGCTGTTGATGAGGGCGTTCACGATGCCGGTGATGATCTGCGGGATAGCCGCCACGATGGTGGTGATGATCTGGGGCAGCGCCTGGATGAGCGACACCAGCAGGTCGATACCAGCCTGGATGATCTGCGGGATGGAGTTTAATACGGCTGTGATGATCCCCTCGATGATCTGCGGGATGGCTGCGACAATGGCGGTGATGATGTCCGGCAGAGCCGCCACCAGCGAGGTCAGAAGCTGGATGCCCGTCTCGATGATCTGGGGGATGGAGTTCAGCAGGAAGGTCACAATTCCGTTGATGATCTCCGGCAAAGCCGCGATGAGCACCGGCAGGGCGTTGAGGATGCCCTGGGCCAGCCCCGTGACCAGCTGCAGAGCCGCGTCCAGGATGAGGGGCAGATTGGCGATAAGGGTCTGGCAGATCTGCACCACCATCTGTACAATGGTGGGAACCAGCTGAGGCAGTGCGGAAGCGATGCCGGAAGCCAGGGTCGCCACCACCTGCATTGCCGCCTGTAAAAGCTGTGGCGCCAGCTCGGTTAGGCTGGTGACGAGCTGGAGAACAATGGACAGGGCGGCTGCGGCTAGTTGGGGCAGCGCGTTCACAATGCCGGTGACAAGGGTTGCGATGATATTCACTCCAGCTTCCAGCAGTACCGGAAGACTGGCGAGGATGGCTTCCCCGATGACCGGCACAATGGTGGAGAGCTTCTCCATGAGAACGCTCACCAGACCGGAGATGCCCTCGGCGAAAGTCTCGGCGGCTCCGGCGGTGCCGTTCAGCACGCCCTGCAGCCCCTCGCCCATGAGGGACACGAAGGGAATCATGGCAGTAAGAACATCCGCCGCCATGGTCTTCAGCGTGGTCATGATGGGTTCCGCGATAGCGCCCAGCTGGGCGTAGGCATCGGTAAGAAGTGCCTGGGCGCGCTGGGCTTCCATCACATCACCGTTGAGGGTTTTGTAGTTTTCCGCCGCTTCCTGGTACAGGCCGTTGAGGGTATCGGTGATGAGCGCGGCGCGTTCCTGCTCAGAACTGCAGCCATCCAGCGCCGCCTGGAAGGCCTCCTCGTTGACGCCGGCCCAGTTCAGCGCGTCCGCCAGCTGGCCGGTGATGGTGCCGGTCTTGGCGGTCTCATTGGCGGCTTCGGTCAAGCCTTCGATGGGAAGGCTGTCACCAAAGGTGGCCCACACGCCGGCGGCGATGTCCGTCCACTGCGCCAGCTCTTCCTCGGTGGAACAGAGCTTGGCGAGGTGGTTGACCGCTTCCACACTGCGGTCTTCTTCGCCCAGAATGGCGTAGAAGCCGGTGTAGGCTTCACCGGCCTGTTCCGCCGTAAATCCGGCGGTGGTGAAGGCCGCGTCCAGCTTGGCCTGGTCCTCCCGGTATTCCCGTGTGGACTCCGCCAGGTCGAGGAAGCTCTTGGTCAGCCCGGCGAGGGCGGCGCCGGCGGCGGCAACAGCGGCCCCCGCCGTGACCGCCAGACCTTTGAGGACGGAGCCGACCTTTTCCAGCTTGCCGGAAGCCTTGTCGGTCTTGTCGGCGGCGTCATCGATCTCATCCCCGAACTTGTCCGTTTGCTGGGCGCCATCCCGCATCTCATCACCCATGGAATCGATGGCCCTCTGGTTCTGGTCAAGCTCCCGCTCCATGTTATTCAGAGCGGCTTGGGCATTGTTGAGCTGAATCTGCCACTGCTGGGTGCGCCGGTCGTTCTCGCCGAAAGAGGTGGAAGCGTTCTCCAGCGCCTTGCGCAGGGTCTCGATTTTCTTTTTCTGGGCATCGATCTCCTTGCCCAGCACCTGATTCCGGGCGGTGAGGGCTTCCACGGAATCATCGTTTTTGTCAAACTGGGACTGAACGACCTTCATTTCAGAGCCGAGGACTTTGAAGGACTGGTTGATGTCCGCCAGCGCCTTCTTGAATTCCTTTTCGCCCTCCAGCCCGATTTTCAGGCCAAAGTTATCCGCCATCCGTGGTCACCTCCTTCAAAATGGCATAAAAAAAGCCCGGATTTCTCCAGGCAAAAGAAAAGAGCCGATGACTCGACTCTTTCCAAAACTCGATTCAGTTTCCTTGCATTTTTCGGAGCTGGGCGTCAATATCCCGCCCGCCGTACATGATTCGGAGCACCGTGACGGTTTTTACCTGGTGGTCTGGGATGTAGAACACCAGGTAATTGTCCACCGGCATGACCCGGAGGTTGCGGCTGTGCCATGGTTCCCGGTCGTAGACCCGGAACCGCTCCGGCATCTCGTCCAGCTTGAGGATGTTTTCTTCCAAGCGGTCCAGCTGGCCGTTGGCGTTTTGCTCCGACTGAAGCTCCACTGCGATGTAGCGGTAGATTTCCCGCAGATCGTGTTTTGCTTCCGGGGTCAGCGTCACCTCATAGCTCATACGCCCAGTTCTCCCCGCAACTCGTCAAACGCCTGCTTTGCCGGGATGGTTTGCCCAGCTTTCATCTGGGCGTAGCCCTTCTCCAGTTCCGTGTCCAGCTGCTCGGCGGTCATGCGGCTGATGTCCAGCGGGTGCTCCGGGAGCTTTACCTCGAAGGGCAAGCCCCGCTGGAGGATAACCTGCTTGTAGAACATGGTGATGGCATTGGATGCCGGGATGCCCAGGGCGCTGAGGATGGCTTCCGCCTGTTCCTTGACCTCCGGCTCAATGCGCGCATACAGATTTGCCGACTTTGCCATATCCAAGACTCCTTTCGGGATTTGTGTATTCTTTTTCGTCTCTATTATACTCTATTGTGCGGACAAAAGCAATACATTATTCAAATCCCGTAGGGAATCACATCGTCAATGGTCAGCTCCCGCTTGGGCTTCGCCAGACCGAGGAACTGCTTGTGGCACTCCCACAGATCCAGTAGCAAGCCAAAGGGCAGGAGCATGGTTTCCTCCGGGGTAAACCCCAGCTGGGCGGTACCGTAATAGAAAAGCCGGGTAAACAGCTCGGCGTCTGTTACCCGACTTCCACGTTTTTTGAGTCCGTCTCGCTTTCGATATTCCGCTTGGTGCCCTTGTACATGGCTTCCATGATGGCTTCCTTGTACCCCGCCAGCTCGAAGGGAGAGGTTAACAGCTCCACGGCATCCTGGGTCAGCGGTTCCTTTTTGTCCTCCGGGTGCTGGAGATTGTGGATCAGCACGCTCTGATTGGCCAGCAGGGTGATGAGCCAGATGATCTCATCAAGCGCCATTTCAAAGTTCTCGGACTTCATCAGCCTGTCGCCCAGGTTCTCCAGACCGCCGTAGCGTCCGGCGATCTCCTTGGTGGCGCGGGTGGTGAGCACCAGATCATACTCCTTGCCGCCGATGGTGATGGCGGCGCTTCGCTCCTTGCTCATGGGTCAGCCCTCCTTATGCGGTTTCCAACGTGCTGTAGTCCGGCTCATACACCTCTTCGTACCAGCCGGAGATGGTTGCGGGCAGCACGCCGGTATCGTCCTCGGAGACCTCCGCCTTCCAGGGGTGCTTACCCTGACCGTCCACCTTGTTGCGGCGGGTCACGGTGCCTTCGATGGAAGGGGTGGAAAATTCAATGCTCTCGCCCTTGGTGGTGAGGTTGGTGGCGGGGATGCCGAACTTCACCCGGTAGAGCCAGAAGTAGCGGTACTTGCCGTTGGCCTTCTTGGCACGGAAGCCCACGGCCACAGGGGTGCCGCCATCCTCGCTGGTGGAGACCAGCACCTTGTTTCCATCGATGGTTGCACCGGTCAAATCCTGGGCAACGGTAACGCCGATGTCATCCACGCCCAGGGTCAGGGTGCCGCTCTGGAACTCCTTGACCACGGCGGCGGCGCCATCGTCCGCATACAGCGTAGCTTCTGCCAGCTCCACCGAAAGCTCGGCGGTCATGGCCTTTGCCAGGGGCTGGGGGTCGCCGTAGGTCTCGTTGCCCGAAGCGTCCTCGGTGATCTTGGCATAGTACAGCTTGTCCAAGCCGATAGTAGCCATATCTCATTCCTCCATTTCATAGGTTTTCGCCACATCAATGGCGTAATGATGAAAGCCGGTATCATCTTCATGGGCGATATACCGGCGGTCGATAATGCAAAAATCCGCACCCAGCAGGGCGCGGACCAGCGTGTCTTTGATGGCGGTGTAGCTGCCCTTCACGAATAGGGAAAGCCGCGCCTCCTGGGTGTCGTACCCTGGGAAATTGTCGGCGTGAAGCTCGAAGGTGTCCGCCATTGGCGTGATGACCAAATAAAGGTCAGGCGGTACGCCGGAAAAAACGCCGGTCTCCACCGGGATTGAACAGGCATCTGCCACCGTTTTCAGTTCAGATAGCAGACTCACAGCTTCTCCACCTCCTCTTCCAGCTTGCGGATCATGGCGCTGGTACAGGCCTTCCGGGACGAGGTCTGGGCGGGTTTGAGAAAGGGTTTCGCCGGCTGGCCGCTCTTGCCGTACTCGATGATATTGGCCAGCATAGCGTTGCTGCCGCCATCGGAGCGCGGCTCGGCAAAGCCGACCTTGATGTTGTGGTTTCCGTCCCGGTCCACCAACGGCGGGGTCAGGCCCAGGGAGCGTTCCAGCTCACCGGTGGAGCGGGAGTCATATTTCGTCCCGCTGCCGATAACGGAGGAGAGGTTGCTGCGCACCTTTGCCAGAACGACCTCGCCGCCGGCTTCCAGGACATGACCGGCGATCTCGTCCGTTTTGCTGCCCAAAAGGGACAGCTTGCGGAGGAACTCCTCTGGCATTTCCACTTTTACCTTAGCCACCGGGATTCACCACCTTTGCCATGACTTCCAGATACATTCCACGTCCCTTTACGTCCTCCACCGAGGTGATCTCGAATCGGTCGCCATCGCAGAGGAGCGCAAGGTCTGTGGTCACGGATACACCGGGAATGACCCGGAAGCGGAACAGGTCGGTGGCTTCCGAAAAAGCAGCCATGTTTGCCCATCTTTCGCTCCCGTGCCTTCCTTCCCGGTATGCCCGGACGGAGGCCAGGGTGACCTCCTTTTCCGATTTGAAGCCCTCCGCATCCACGGAGGCTTCTTTTTTCACCAGGTCAATAAAGGCGTTCATCTTCCCAAAGGACATACTTACACCTTCCATTCCCGATCAAGCCGGAGAAGTAGATTCACTGTGTTCCACACCTGCTGACCGGCCTGCACATTATCCGCGAAAAAGCCGCCCGTGCTACCATCCCTGGACTCGTAGAAGTGGGATGAAAGCATGATGACGGCCTGCTCGGTAGTTGGGGGCATGGGGTGCTCCTGGTAATACCCCGCTTCAATGTGCTGGTAGCTCTCCGCATAGGAGATGGCGGCGGTGATGTAGCGTTCCAGCAGCTTGTCATCGGCGTCATGCTCCAGGATGAGGTTTTCCTTGACCTTTGAAAGAAGCTCGTTCATCACCGCCGCCCCCTTTCTTAGCCAGCGGCCTTCTGCGCCAGCACCTTGATGGCTTCCGACAGGATCAGTTTACCGTCCACGCGCTGGGTGGCCATGAAGCCCACCTGACCGGTGGTGGCGAACAGCTCGTTCAGGCGCTTGAAGGAGCGGCCCTGGCGGTCGGCGATCCAGTAGTAGCTGAAATCACCGAAGGCAATGGTCTTGGCGCCGGCGGCGATGGCGGGAACATAGGAAGAGGTGTAGACCGGACGGTTCAGGATGGTGTCGGGGGTCCCAGCCGTGAGGGAGGGCTGCCACAGATACTGACCCTGGTTGTCCTTCAGCTTGCGGATAGCCTTGACCGTGGAGTCGTTCATCACCCAGACCGCCTTCCTGCGGTAGGGGGACTTCAGAGAATAGAACAGGTCGATCAGTTCATCGGCAGTGATGGCGGTGGAGCTGGCGGCGGTAACGCCGGTCTGTGCGCCGCCGGTGGCCGCAAAGATGCCGGTGGGCTTGCCGCTGCCATCGCCCACGAAGAAGGCTTCCTCCTCTTTGGCGCCGATGCGACGGGCAAACTCGGTGGAGATATACGAAGGCAGGTCGAACACGCTGTCATTGAGCAGCTCATCGGACACCTTGAGGAAGGTACCCAGCTTGTAGGCGGACAGAGAGGTCTGACCAAACACCTCATCGCTCTCGGTGAGGGCGTCCTCCTCATCCAGCCAGGCAGCGGAGCCGTGACTGGTCACGATGGGGATCTTGCGGTCGCCGCTGGAGGTCTGGATGACCTTAGCCAGGCGGCGGAACACATTTTCCTCCTCCAGAGCCTGCACCAGGGTACGCTCATACTCGTCCGGCACCAGGTAACCGCCCTCGCTGTCGGTGCCTTCCTGCAGGGCGTTGCGAATTTCGTAGGGGTTGCCCTGCAGACGCATGGCGTTCCAGAAGTTCCGCTTGTACTCATCGGAAGCGCGGCCCTTCTTCTCGGCCTGCTGGTCGCCGGCGGGCTTGCCGGTGATGGGCTGGCTGACCGGCTTGTTCAGCTCGGCGTCCAGAGCTTCGCGGCGCTCCATCCGGGCGATCTCCTTGCCCAGGTCGGAGATATCCTGCTCCATGCGGGAGTAGGCGGCGTCATCCTCGGCGGACAGGGTGCCCTTGTCGGTGCGGTGGGAGTCCAGGAAAGCCTTGGCAGCGTCCCAGGCCTTGGCGCGCTTCTCACGCAGTTCCAAAATAGTCATGGTAGATTTCCTCCTTTAATGTTTCAAAAGATTGAGCCGCTCGTAGAGATCGTCTACGGAGCGGCCCTTGGGTTCCGCCTTGGGGGCGGGTCGGTTGGTTTTGCATTTCTCGGCGATCTTATCCATAAGGGAATTGACCACCGCTGCTTTGGAGTACAGCATGGTGACTGCCGGGGGTTCCATATTCTCGGGGTCGGTGGGGCGCGTCATCACCTCATCGGCGAAGCCCAGCTCTACCGCCTTTCCGGCGTCCATCCAGGTCTCGGCGTCCATGAGGTGGGAGAGCTTGGCGCGGGACAGGCCGGTCTTGATCTCGTAGGCGTTGATGATGGAGTCCTTGACGCTGGAGAGCATCTCGATGGCCTTCTGCATCTCGCCGGTGTCGCCCATAGCCACAGTCATGGGGTTGTGGATCATGAGCATGGACACCGGGGACATGAGGACCCTGGTGCCCGCCATGGCGATGACGGATGCGGCGGACGCCGCGATGCCATCGATCTTCACGGTCACCTCGTGGGGGTAGTCCATCAGCATATTGTAGATTTGAGCCGCCGCCACGCAGTCGCCGCCGGGAGAATTGATCCAGACGGTGATGTTCCCGTCCCCGGCCATCAGCTCCTCCTTGAAAAGCTGGGGCGTGACGTCATCGTCAAACCAGCTTTCCTCGGCGATGGTGCCGTTCAGATACAGCGTCCGTTCCGCCGGAGCCGTCTCCGTCTGGGCTTGATTCGTCCACTTCCAAAACTTCTTCATCGGCATTTTCCTCCTTTCCGTCATCGTTGGGTTCGGTATCTGCAAAAGCCCCCGCGTCCTTGAGCGGGAGCATATTGCCGTTGATTAGGTACAGGTCACCGCCTTCTTCGGCAGGGATGCGGTCGAGGTTCTCCAGCTCCCGGATGTCGTTGGCGGACATCCAGCCGTTCTGCCGACCGATGGCGTACCCGTTCATGCGGCTCTGATAGTCGCCGCGAAGCAGGCCCTCCAGATTGAACTTCACGAAATACCGCGATTTCTCGTCCGGCAGCAGGAGCGACCGGTGAATGGTCTGCTCCCAGCGGACCACCCAGGGGTCCAGCGTGTATTTCACGAACTCCAGAGACTGCTGCTCAATATTAGAAAAGCTCGACTTTTCCAGGTCGCCTACCATATGGGGCGGCACTCGGAAAATTCGAGCGATCTCATTGACTTGGAATTTTCGCGTCTCCAAAAACTGCGCCTGCTCCGGCGAGATGCCGATGGGCGTGTACTTCATGCCCTCCTCCAGCACTGCGATCTTGTTGCTGTTGCCGCTGCCGCCGAAGGTGGACTGCCAGCTCTCCCGCACCCGCTGGGGGTCTTTGATGGTGCCGGGATGTTCCAGCACACCGCCGGGAGCCGCGCCGTTGGCGAAGAACTTGGCCCCGTACTCCTCACAGGCAATCGCCATGCCGATGGCGTTCTTGGCCATGGCAATGGGGCTGTAGCCCACCAGCCCGTCAAAACCCAGACCGGGGATGTGCAGCACATCCGAAGGCGGCAGGTTGACGGTGACGCCCTTCATGGTGGGAGCGTCCTCGGTGCTGGTGGTGTATTGGTAGTAGAGCCGGCCCTTGGTGTCCCTGTCCACCACCATGCGGTTTGGCATCAGCGGATAGAGGGCGATGACCTCGCCCTTGCCGTTTCGGATGATCTGGGCGTAGGCGTTGCCCCACAGGAGCAGATGGGTCATGAGCGTCTCCCGGAATACGAAGGAACTCATCTCCGGGTTCGGCTCATCGTGGAGAAGATTATAGAGCGGATGGTCCAGCGCCTTTTCCTTGCCGCCATCCTCCTTGTAGCGGTAGAGGTGCAGCGGCAGACCCGCCACCGCTTCCGCCAGGATGCGGACGCAGGAGTACACAGCGGTCATCTGCATGGCGGAACGCTCGTTGACGTTCTTGCCGGCGGTGGAGCCGCCGAAGAAGAAGCTGTACCCACTGCCGGATGTCCGGTTCTGGGGCTTGTCGCGGGATTTGAACAAGCCGGAAAAGATGCCCATACACATCACCATCCTTAAAAATGGGCATAAGAAAAGCACCTACCTTTCGATAGATGCTTAGAATACTTTTAAATTGAGAAAAGATTACACCCTGTTTTCCTCTCCCCATGTGCAGAGCTGGTCTAAAATTTTCATAAGTGACTTGCCCCGCTCACTGAGAGAGTACTCTACTTTTGGTGGAATTTGCGGATATTCTTTTCGCTCTACGAGATGAGCTGATTCTAACTCTTTCAGGTTTGTGCTTAAAGTCTTATCGGATACATTTCCCAGATAGCGTTTCAGTTCATTGAACCGCACGATTTCAAACTCCATCAAACAATAGAGAATCACCATTTTGTGCTTGCCGGAAATCAGCGACATGGTGTAGCTGAAGCCAGTATCCTCAAAATTCGCATTCTCGATGTAGTTACGAATCATTGTCACACTTCCTTTTAGGATAGTACCTTTCTCAAATGCCAGTACTTGAATTTTGTTTGCTACTGGCTATAATTATAAGGGAAAGCACCGTAGGTGTCAATCTTTAAAAAAGCGAGGCAAGCAGCATGAGAAAAGAATTGAAAATTACTGAAGGCATTTTCCCCATGCCTGTTCTGATGGTAGCCACCTATAACGAGGATGGAACTGTAAATGTGATGAATGCCGCCTGGGGAACAATGCAGGAGCGCGATACTGTCGCGCTAAACCTGACTGAGAGTCACAAAACCGTAAAGAATATCAAAACGCGTGGCGGATTTACCGTCAGCATTGCCGATGCCGCCCACGTTGTGGAGGCTGACTACTTTGGCGTTGTTTCCGGTAACCGTGTTTCGGATAAATTGGGTCAGGCGGGTCTCACCGCAACAAAAGCGGAGACGGTAGATGCCCCTGTAATCAATGAGTTCCCTCTTTGTCTGGAATGCAAATTCATCGAGTATCAGAGCAACGAGTATGGATGCGGCGTGATTGGCAAGGTAGTAAAAGTCACAGCCGATGAAAGCGTCCTTCGGGATGGTAAGCTGGATATTTCACTGGTGAACGCTATCGCATTTGACCCCTATACACACGGCTATTATAAAGTAACTGACCGTGTAGGAGAAGCATTTAAAGATGGCTTGAAGTTAAAAAAATAAAACCATATCAAATGAACAGCAGCCCTCTGCTGTCATAGACCGACTCGCTGGTGTCGTTGCCGCATCGGATGGCCCGATCAAGGGCCATAACGGTGGCAACGGCGCCATCGATTTTTTCTGTGGATTTTTCCTTGTCCGGCTTGATGTTCCCCGCCGGGTCGGTGCGGATGTAGATGTTGTCCATCATCCAGCGGAGGACGGGATGACCGCCATGGGCGATGCGTTCCTCCAGCACCAGCTTCATCAGCTCCTTGGTGGGCGGGGACATATCCTTGAAGCCCTGTCCGAAGGGAACCACCGTGAAACCCATGCCCTCCAGATTCTGCACCATCTGCACTGCGCCCCAGCGGTCGAAGGCAATCTCCCGGATGTTGAACCGCTCTCCCAGCCGCTCGATGAACTTTTCAATGTAGCCGTAGTGAACTACATTTCCCTCCGTGGTTTGGAGGTGCCCCTGCCGCTCCCAGACATCGTAAGGCACATGGTCGCGGCGGACGCGCAGGTCGATGTTGTCCTCCGGTATCCAGAAGTAAGGCAGCACGGTGTATTTGTCCTCCTCGTCCAGCGGAGGGAAGACCAGCACAAAGGCGGTAATATCCGTAGTGCTGGACAGATCCAAGCCACCGTAGCAGACCCGGCCTTCCAGAGCGTCCTCCGAGGCAGCAAAGGCGCAGCGGTCCCATTTCTCCATGGGCATCCAGCGCACCGCCTGTTTAACCCACTGGTTCAGCCGGAGCTGGCGGAAGCTGTTTTCCTCAGCGGGGTTCTGCTTGGCGGACTCACAGGCGGCTTTGACCTTGTCGATGCCCACCGTGATGCCGAGAGAGGGATTGGCCTTCTTCCACACCTTGGGGTCTGTCCAGTCATCCCCCTCATCGGCTCCGTAGATGACCGGGTAGAAGGTGGGGTCGATTTTCCGGCCTTCCAGGATGTCCTTGGCCTTTTGGTGTGTCTCGTAGCAGATCGAGCGGGTATCCGTCCCTGCCGTGGTGATCAGGAAGTAGAGGGGCTGCATCCGGGCATCCCCGGAACCCTTTGTCATGACGTCAAAGAGCTTCCGGTTTGGCTGGGTGTGCAGCTCATCAAAAACCACGCCGTGGATGTTGAAGCCATGCTTGGAGTAGGCCTCAGCCGAGAGCACCTGGTAGAAGCTGTTGGTGGGATGGTAAACGATGCGCTTCTGGGACGCGAGGATCTTGACCCGCTTGGAGAGCGCCGGACACATCTTCACCATATCCGCCGCTACCTCAAAAACAATGGATGCCTGCTGGCGGTCGGCAGCGCAGCCATACACCTCGGCGCGTTCCTCACCGTCCCCGCAGGTGAGAAGAAGCGCCACTGCAGCGGCCAGCTCCGACTTGCCCATTTTCTTGGGGATCTCGATGTAGGCGGTGTTGAACTGGCGGTACCCGTTCTCTTTGACCACGCCAAACAGGTCGCGGATGATGCGCTCCTGCCAGTCGATCAGCTCGAAGGGCTTTCCCGCCCAGGTGCCTTTGGTGTGGCAGAGACATTGGATGAAGCTGACGGCATAGTCCGCCAGGGCTTTGTCGTAGTGTGACCCCTTGGCCATGAAGGGCGTTGGGGTGTATTTCTTGAGCTTTCTGATGTCCGTCACCTCCGTAAAATGAGCATAAAAAAAACAGCCCTGCGCGGCTGTAACGAGGAACAGAGCCTTCCGGCTCTATCCCTGTAGGGTGTTATGTTGTGGTTGCTTTAGTTCGCTTTGCTCATCGCCCAGGCCATGGCGTGCCCGTTGTCGATGAAGGTCTCATCCGAAACGCTGACCAGCTTGATGTCGCCTTCGCAGGTGTGATCCTCGGTGGTGAACCGGTACACAGCGCCGTAGTAGCTGCGCCCGTTGGGATCGTAGAAGTACCCGGCGGCGAGGATGCGGTCTCCAAAGGTAAGGATGGTACCCAGGTTGTTCATCAGCTTCATTTCCAGGTTTTCCGGGGTGGTGGCTTCGGGCAGGCGGTAGGTCGCGGCCTTCTGGGCGGTGGTTTTCTTCATGTTCATGTCCTCCAATTCAGTGGTGTTTTCCCTTTCGGTGTGTACATATTCGCTCTAAAAGCGAATAATAGCAAGTCAATTCGGAGGAATATACTACACAAACATGGCGGTCAGATATTGTGTGTTTTACATCTTCATTCCGACCTCAGACAGCGGTGGATGGTCTGGATAATGGAGTCCTGCTCCTCAGGCGAAACGCCAATGCTGTCCAGCGCCTCCCGTGTGCCGCAGTCCGGGCAGATGAGGGTCTCGTTGTCCAGCCGGGAAAGCGCCGGAGGTTCGTAGTAGGGCTGGCCGCAGCGTGGGCAGATTGCCAGGCGGGTAACGTTATCTTCCTTCATGGTGCTTCATCCTTTCTCTGCTGTACCGACAGGCTTCCAGGAGCTTGTCAACGGGGAATCCGAAGAATCGGTAGCCCTGGCCGCAGATGCTCAAGTAGCTGTTGGCGGGAACGCCGTAGGGCCGTTCCTCCCGCATGATGTACACGAAAGCCCTCCTGCGCCGGAGCTTGCCGGTGCGGATACCTTTGACATCCAGCGTCATCTCGGTTTTGTAGTAGAAGCTGGGGTACCCTTCGTAGCGGTCCAGCGCCAGTTCATCCTGCTCGGTGACCTCCCAGACCGCAACGGGGACCGTGCATCCCTTCTCCGGCTCGACCGTGAGATAGGAGCCGGTCTTGCTGCCCTTGAACAGGAGCCGGTAGTCCTGCAGTTCCGCGGTGCCAATGATCCGCGCCCCAGGGCAGCGCCAGCGCATCTGCTGGACATTGAGGTTGCTCCCGTAGGCAATGTAGTATCTTTTCATTCCGTGATCCTTCCTTTCCGGGGTGCGTACCCCTTCTACCACCGAAAGCCCGCGTCAGCGGGTTCGGGGGCCTCTGGGCGGCGTCCTTCAAGCGGCGGCTCTGCCGTTGCGGAAGGCTGCGTCACCGGAAAGGCGGCGGGTCAGGATATCTCGTGCGGTTTCGAACTCCTCACCGATGAAGCCCAGGCGGAGGAGCCAGGTGCGCATGGCGTATTTGGGGTTCTCGTTCTGCTGGGGCTTGGGACTGGCAGTTCGCACCGTCTTGGCCATCTGGCTGAGCGCCAGGCAAAGCTGGATGTAACTCTTCAACTGGCCGGCGTGAAGGCCGTTGCTTTTTCCGTTGCCGGGGGCATCGAATTGGAAAAGCCGGAACTCGACCGTGCCCTTGGTGAAGGTGGCGTGGAGGTTGAGCATATGGTAGCGGCTGTCATTGTAATGGTGGCTTCTGCCGTAGTTGGCGCCCTGGCTCCCATACCAAATGTCGGCAAGGTCGGCCATGGTGGTGGGCTTCCTGCGGTTGAGCTGTTCCAGGAAGCGGGGGTCAACCGTGCGGCAGTACCGGCTCATGCGGTAATGGTCGAGGTTGAGGGCTTCGGCCAGAAGGCTCTCGTGGCTTGCCATGATGTTGGCCAGGTTGCGCAGGGTCTGCGGGGTGTGGCCCTTGGCGCCGATGTGGATGTGAACTCCGCAGCCCCTGGTGGAGTCGCTCTTGGCGCCCACTCTGCGAAGCCGCCGAATCAGCTCCTGCAGGGTTTCCATGTCGGCGTAAGTCAGGATTGGGGTGACCAGCTCGCATTTTTCGCTGTCCGGACCGGAAATGGAAACGTCCTTCTGGAATTTCCACTCGCGTCCCTGGCTGTCCCATGCGCTCCAGGTACTGTACCCGTTGCGGTGGGCGGTGTTCTCATAGCGCCCGGTGCCAAAGAACTCGGCGGCGACTTTTGCCGCCCGGCTGCGTTCGATGTTGTTCATTTCGACCTCGACCCCAAGGGTCTGCTTCTTCATTTCCTCGATTTGGACTCTCGTTTTCTCGTTCATGGTTCTGCCTCCTGGTTGGTGTTGTTTTCCCTTTCGGTAGTGTCATATTACCTCTGAAGGCACACTATATCCAGGACTATTTGAGCCATAAACTACACGATCTTGTGGTCGGAAAACTGTGTATATTACAGTGCCTTATTCCCCAACCTTGCGGCAGATATCTTCGCCAAAGGCCACGTTCAGGCCGCTGCCGTTGTCCCATGCCACAAGGATGCTCCCCACATCGTCCACACCCAGCACCGTGCCCTTTGTGCCAACGGGCGGAGCCTGGGGATCGTCCATGCGGACGAGTTCCACTCGTGCGCCCTTGGGGTAGCGGGAGCGGAGGAGCGCCAGTGTTTCCTTACTCGGAAGCCGCATCCTCCGCCACCTCCTTCTGGGGGATCGCTTTGAAAGCGGAGCTGCCGGTCAGGTTCCGCAGGAGAATCTTGCGCTCCTGCTTGTACTCCGGGCCGATGAAACCCAATCGGAGGAGGAAGCAGCGGAAGGCGTACTTGTCGTTTCCGGTGTCCCGCTCCTTGGCGGTGATGCGCTTCTGGTTCCTGGCCATCTCGCACAGGGCGCAGATGAAGTGGTCGTAGGCCTTGACCTCCTCCGGCGCGGGCGTCCCGGCAAACCAGGGAAAGGAGACCTTCGTCTCGCCGACTTCGATGGGCAGTTCCTCCACCCCCAGGGCTTTGCGGATCAAGCTGCCCTTCGCCGCCGTGATGTCCTTGAGGTTTTGCAGCGCCGTTTCGGAGAACAGGCTGGCAGGCATGGAGATGCACAGCCCGTTCACTTCGGCGGGGGACGGTTTCTCATTCTCGGATGTCTCGACCGCTTGCGGTTCGGCTGTGAAGCCCTGGTTGTCCAGCGTTTCGATGAGGTTTTCGATTTCCTCGCTGTCGGCACGGTCATCAAAGGTGACGCCGCCGTTGCGGTCAATGGTGAAGTAGTCCACCTGGTAGGCGAAGCTGGGTGCGCCCAGGTATTTGGCAGGGGCGCCGGTGATTTCGCTGATAGCGGTCACCAGCCGTTTGCGGTCGGCGCCGGTCAGGTTGTATCGCAGGGTCATTTCTCGTTCCTCCTTGATTTTTGGTAGTCACATATTCGCTCTGCGGCCCCCAAATATCAAGTCAAATAGAGACCTGGGATTGTAGAATTATGCGGGAGATAATTGTGTACTGAACACAATGCCGGAGAGGACGAACCAGACACAGGGAAGCGCCACGCCGTTGCCCCACATCTTGTATTCCGCCGCATCGGAGTACGGAGCTTTCAGCCACTTGAAAATCTGCCGCTCCGTCTTGGGCTTCACGGAGGGATTCACGGCTCTGCGGTGTGTCTCCCAGACCTCCGTCCAGAACGAGATGTCCTCTCTGGTCGGCTCCGGGGTTTCCAGGCCGGTACACCACCAGTCCGGAAAGCCCTGCAGCCGGGCGCACTCGGTGGGAGTCAGCCGCCGCACGGTGTAGCCGCTGTTCACAGCGGTGGGGTCTTTGTAGTCCCGTGAGAGCAGCGCCGA